ATAAGGTTCAATTAAATCCTTTTTCTTAATTGATATTTGGTTCTCAGCATCAATTAAATCTGTGTAGGCGGCTGCCTTCTCCTGCTCGGCAACTAAAAGTTCCTGTTCTTTGGCAACAATCCCTTCCAGAATAGGAATAATCTCCAGTTTTTTTTGCGCAGTTAGTAGTTTCGCATTTGCCAGTTGGACATCATAAGGGGACGTTGCCGCATCCAGTTCAGCCAGTGTTTTCCGGTAATCCTCCATTTGCAGTTCAAGAGCGGTTTTCTGCTCCAGCAAAGTAATTGACCTGTGGCCGACCTCTATTGCCAGACGGTCTAAAGCCTCTTCTTCTCGAACCATCCCCAGTTTAATCCCAGCCAACTCAGAATCCCATGCCGCCATCAAAGCCTGTTTTTCTATTTCCCAAGCCATTAATGCCGTTTTGTAATCGCTGTTATAATCGATTCCCGCCTGCTTGATTTCCCTTTCCGTGGTCTCGGAAAGAATTTTAAAGTTTAATTCTGATAAATTTATTTTTGTATTCAGTTCAATCCTGTTTTCGATATCGTAGGCATACCCTGGCAGGGCCGAAAAACCGCGTCCGGCAATTTCCGACATAACCTTCTTATGCTCTTCCTGATATTTGGAGACGATGGGCGTTATTCCCCTTCTCCATAAGGCTTGTTCTCTTTCGCTCATGTGCCGCCATCCTTTTACTTGGTCAAGATGACTGGTATTAGCTCCAACGAGTCAATCTCATCAAATTCGGCAACTGCCAACTTCCAGCTGCGTGATTTTAAATCGTGCGAGGCGATCATCTTGCCCGATGTTATGGTATAAACCTGTCGCTCTCCGCTTTCTGTTTCCATAATCATTACAGGGTTTGTTCCGGAAATACCCAAATACCCGCTCCGGAAACGTTTTTTATTTGGAAGCCCAAAGTCTGTTTTGCTCAAAATAACGCCGGTATGAATATGGCTTCCTGCATCTGTCGTACCGGTAAGTTCATAAATCCCCTCGTCATTCGCGCCAAAAGCCCTATTTTCAAATACGCAAAATGAATTAAAATTATACCCAGAATACATGGAAGCGTGAAACTGCGGAGAATTTAAGACATAACATTCATATACTTCATCGGCCAGTTCAACGATAACATTTAGCCGGAGTGTATTGTAAATTAAAGAATACAGAGTTCCTTTCGATGATATATTTTCAGCAAAGGCAATAGCCTCGGAAACATATCCCGAAGAAGTCTTGACTATACTGGACGAGTCTGCGACCTTCAGGGCACTCTGGAGCGAATGGGCAAAACTGGCAACTACGGACGAAACATCAACGGCACTCAAAATGCTTTCCACGGCTTCCGGAAAAGCCAACAGCGACGACTCTGCGGCATTTATGGAATCACTCACCGATTCCGTCATGGTCTTGATCGACTTTACCAGTTCGGAAAACCGGAGAGATTCAAGAATGTTAAGCAGTAGCACCCATGTTGGCACATCCGTTAGCGACAAATCATCGGAAACAGACTTGGCATAATGTTGAGCAAGTGCGGCAATATCAAACACCGTGAGGCTATCATTAACAATTTCCCGCCCCTGCCAGTTGTTTGTTTGAGAATCTACTAGCGTTACCCAATCTGAAATCATCAGCCCCAAAACTTCTGACAGAGTGTCGGCCACACTAAGGCTTTCATTGATTGATACCCCCCAGCCATGAGTGAGGGTTTCATACATAAAAATTATATCAGTAATACTCTTGCCGAAGCCGAACTTATGGGATTCAGTTAAATCCAGTCCCTCATCGATAGCATTGAGATATGAACACAATGCGGATTGGCTTTCCGTTAAATCTACTCCGTCGTCTATGGTATCCAGCCAGCCAATAATATGGCTTTCCGTTACGTCAATGCTTTCTTCGATGGTATCATTATATGTGGTCATTTTAAGCTCCAGGTAAATAAGCTATGCCTAAAAAATTTCCCCCATCTACAACATCAATCGCCCCCATCAAAGCACTTAACCAAGGATCATCATTATAATAAACCCTCTGTATCTTTGGACCGGGGGCAAAATAATCTCCTAAGTATACAGATTGGATAAATAAATCTGTTGTATGAATATTGGTCCATGGATGCGAACTCAGGTAATAATCGTAGTCCCCAAGGTATGCCGCAAGATTTTCTCCCCATGGAGTAGTGTACGACCGGTCTCCTCCTGAAGTCTCATACGGGTCATTAACCTTGAGTGGATAGCCAATGTTTTTAGACATTGAATTTTGAACGTATCTTGCCACTAGCTCGCCGAGCGCCGAATACCCATCATCAATAAAGTTGTATTCATAGTACCCATCTTTAGATGCTACATCACAATTATATGTTGAAGGCCAGTTTGCGGCAGAACCAACAAGTACCCCAGTTCTTGCTACAAAACACTCCCAATATTGAAATGTTTTAAATCCTGCTGCTTGATTAGAGGAACTGACGCTCAAGGCATTATTTAATAAAGAGTATTTATTAACTACTTTGTATGCGTTTTCCCATGCAGAAATTGTAGGCCCGGCAGTATAAAAATAATCATTATCTGCTGAAAAATTTACGGAACAAAATTCCCACGGGTAAACTATCCCAGTAATATCTCTGGTGACAAAAGGCGCCCTATAATTTTCAATGTAATAAAACCTATAAAGCACAGGGTCAAATATGTACCAATGATGGGTAATAGGCCATGATCTTGGCTGGCTTTCGTCTGAAGAAGACTTTAGCCATGCAAAAGGGTCTGATTTGTCAGGAGAAAACGGGGGTGCTGTTCCATCAAGTTGAAGATTGGTAGAAATAAAATAAAGATTTCGCGCCTCAGTTTTCCCCGTCGTTATATTTTTCACGTTATGCGTAAATCTTTTCATCCAGAAATGGATAAAATAAGAAGTTCCGGTAGAGGTTATGCCTATTTCCGCAAAGGATTTTGTTGCATTGACGGTAATTGAGCTTCCGCTCAATGAACATTGAGCCACCCGATAGACACCATCAGCTATGTAAAATATGTATAAAATACCACTGGAGCATCTCCTGATTCCATCCGTATGCCCAATGACTTTAACAACGGAATTGTCGTGGCGTTTCAAAACAATAACTTCATCACCCACAGAAAACCCAGCCGCCGCGCCTTCGATTGCCCCATTATCCCTCATTACCGAGTCAGGCTTACAATGATAGAACAATAGGGCGTCAAGTATAGTTCCGCCAACGCTTACCATGCAGGTATCGTTGGCGGAGTCAATGCTTGCTATCGTACCTTTTAAAACATCAAAGGCGAGAACATCGCCTATGTCTTTAAAATCATGCGTAGGCATTGCCTTCCCTTTTTGTTAATTCATCATTACCACGCCCAAAATCCAGCGTTTACACGCTATATTATGAGGTGGTTGCAGTAATAACGTAAGTCACACTCAACACGTCATCGTCAATAACCGCTCTCGATGCAGAGAATTTCTTTGCGCACATCAAATAGCCGTCAGTCGCCGTTTTTGCCTTGCTTGTGGAAAGAAACGCCCCGTAAACCGTAATGCTTCCGGCAATCGTAAAAGAAGCCGGACTGGCCGCGTTGGTGCAAGTCGCCGTTGAGGTGGTCGCGATTGTATAGCTTGGTTTGTCGGTTGCCGGACTATCATAATCGGCATCCTGACATTCGCCATACGCTCCCGCCGCTCCCAGCTTGGCCGCCGCAGTATCTCCGACAGCCGGAGTGACATTGTTTTTAAAAATGCCAACATAAAAAATCGCGCTTCCGGTCTTGGACGTGGTGCCGAAGATGATGTTCAGCAGGTAAGCCATGCCCTCAGTGGTGAAGGTGTTCCCGCCCTGGTCACAGGTGTGAATGAGCCGCCCATCCCGAAAATGGTCAGTAAATACATGACCGTGGAAGTTCAGATTCGATTCCCGGAGATGTTTCACGGCATAACGCAAATCCGCATTGTCCCTGAAATTTAACAGTTCTTTCATTTTTCTTCTCCTTCTCCTTAAAAGTTCTTACGAGGCTGATGCCTCGTTATTAAATTTCTACGCCACCCCTTGTTACGGTGCAGGTGGCGGTATCGGAAAAACCAACTATCCCGCCCATCGAGTTTGCTCTTTCGTTGTGCACGTCAATTTTCCCGTTTTTGAATACACTTGCCGTTTCCTCATCGAGTGTTCCTGTTCCGCTACCGATAACCCCTTGCTTAAACGTCGTGAGGAATTGGAATACCCCATCAAGATTCCTATAAAGGGATGCGCCTCTGGCTGGAATGGACATACGTACCCTGTTCTTAGTCAGGTTAAAAACCCGCCCTGAGTCATTTCCGGCAACAATCCCTTCTTTGGTCAACCAGACGGGAACATCGACAAAACCCTTTTCTGGTGTTCCTAATACACTGCTTAAATCCGGCAAATTATTACAGTAGGCCAACGTTCCACGAATAGACCCCGCACCAGCATCAGACTGCGCCATCGCACTTGGTTCTTTTCCGGCCAGAAAATACGTGGCCTCTTCTGTCCCAACAAATAACCCGCTTGATACTCTGGCAATCAGCGTAATAGGAGAATCGTAAGAAAACTTATTAGCGGTCAGCCGAAACCAACCCAGATTGTACGGCTCACTGTGATATAGCACCTGTCCGTTAGATCCCCACATTCGGCCAAAGGCATAGCAGAGATTTTCCAGCGGTGGAGGCGGAGTACACATAAACGAGGGAAGAGGTTCGACCGTTGGCACATCAACAATTTTATCTATTGCCCCAACCAGATAAAATATCGGCTCATCGGATACTGTTATCCATATCAGGGCGCCGGAAGGACGGTTCAACACCTGAATTCCACCTTCAGCAGACAAAGTGATTTCTGTTATCGGGCCATTACCTGATAATTCTCCATTGCTCACATTCGTCATTGTGACATGATAAGTACCGGCAGGAAGGTTTCCCGTGCCCGAAAGGAGCATTGCACCAGAAGGTTGCGGTACGCCCCAGGAGGATAAAGAATTGTCTGACGGGTTAAACACTCCCTGCCAGTATGGATTACTGATATAAACTTTGTTCTCCACTTCTTCGTAAGACAGAGGATATTGTGGACCTGTTATCGTTCCTATGCTGACTGCGACGCCCTGAGATATTCGGTAAAGAGTTCCGCTAGCTGCGCAAAGCATACAGCTACCAGCCCAAAGGCTATGCGCTCCGGCAAGGTTGACAAACAACGATTTTCCGCCGCGAATATTAAGTTTTCCGGTAATGTCCACATCGGCGTTCAGGATTACGCGAGGCTCGGCAATGCCTTTTTCTCTAAGAAAGGCTTCGTCTTTCTTTACATTATTAATTCCTGAAAAGCCGTTAATTCTAATCTCGCTCATTAATCACACGCTCCCGCATCAAAAAAATCATCTCCGCCATAATACTGCGGCTCCCCATCGATCCCAATAAAATCGATTAAATCTGTCATTGCTTCATAGAATTTAGCTGTATGATACTTTACGCCAACCCCTTTGTTATCTTGCCCGTCTTCCAGAGCTTCCCCGAATATCTCCTTGCAGACGTAATGTTTGATTAATCTTTCTTGCAGGTGTTCCGGAAGGCCATCTGGCTCGTCCGTATCCTTAACCATCA